CCGCAGAAAAGATCTCACCTTCCCATTCATTTTTCATTGGGTTCATACAGGTAATCATTACCCGTTCTAACCTACTAGCTTCTTTTTTCTTCGAAGCTTGGTTCTTATTGACGAGGTTAATTGGAGCAGGTGTAACCTCACCCACACTGACATCTTCTGCAGCGTGGTCTTCAATTTTGCCTTTAAGCGTTTCAAGACCAATGTTGGGGTGATACTTAATTCCCATAACATCAGCTTTAGCCTTCAGGGTTGCTAGCTCATCTTCCATTAAGTCAAAATCTTGATCTTGATCACTCATTGCGGAATCTCCGTTATTTGATCATTAGGGTAGAAATAGGGGGCTCATAGAGCCCCCGTTAGTTTTACAGTTGACCAGAAGTCTTGATCAAGCCAATGCGCTCTGGACGCTGCAGCAAGAAACCGTAGTACCACTTGATGGACATGAAGCCAGTCTCACCATAGGGGTCTGCGCGATCTGCTGTCTCGATACCAGGTGCTTTGTGCGTGATCTTGAACTTGACAGTTTTGCCGTCAGTCTGGAAACCGATAGTGGTGAATGAACCTTCACCAACACACAGCATGGGGAATACATCAAAAGCCCCGCCAGTCTCGTAAGAAGTTTCAACGCCAGTTGCGTCAGCACCAGCACCAGCCCAATGCATCATTTCGGGCACTACGATTACTCGGAAGTAACCGACAGAACCAATTTCGCCGTTCATGATGGTTGCGCCAGCTGCATACTGGTGTACTGGAACAAAAGCAGGGTTGCCGTGCAGATCAGTCATTGCTTCCAGCGTAGGCTGGAGCTCAGAACCGATGTACAGCGCACGAGCGCCAGCAATCGTTCGAGTATCGATCAAGCGAGTACCAGTGATCAACTTGGTTTGCTTAGGCGTGCGGTTGTTGTCCAAATCAATAGACAAACGCAACAAGTCAGCATAAGTGACTACGTCATCGCCATCTACTTCAGCGTCAGCAGTTGCATCACCAGCAAACTTAACAACGCCTGCAGAGTTCAGCAGGTCAATTTGCAAAGCATCTTCAGTGATCTCAGTAGCGCCATTGACCATCTCACGGTTGATGTGCATTTGCAGATCAGCGTCAGAATCAAAGTCTACTGATTCTTGGGTGTACTCTTCGAAGAAACCAAACTTCTCAATTGATCCTTCAACTTCTATCCGCTTGAATCCAACTCGGTTAACACGTCCGCCGTTCTCAGTTAGAGTCGGGAACTTACCGGGAATGGTTCCAACGTCCTTGCTTGAACCGTAAAGGTTACCGTTAGCAATGACTGCGCCAGCTGCATCAAGACCTTGATCGTTGACGTTAGCGTCGTCAAGCAAAGGCAAGTAGTGATACTTCTTGATCTTCTTACCCATGTTCTTAGGCATAGAAGTCACATCAGCAAGCTGCATGAAGTACTGTTCTTTTCGCGCTTCGATAAGCGCACGCTTTACAAAATGATCTGTACGGATCTGTGTTCCGATAGTTGATGGATCATCATTCGGCGCGTTGTAGTTACGTCCTGTCTCACTCATTACTCAATTCCTCTCAAATAAACCGTTCGTCGATTTGCTCCAAGAATTGATCGTCAGACATACCCAGGGGGTTAAAGTCTTCTGATTTCTTGCCTGGAGCGGATTTAGTAGGACTCGCAGCCCTACGTTTGTCCCGACGACTCTTAGCTTCCTCTTTCGGTTCGGTTGATCGTTCTTGAGCAGGTGGGGGTGTAGGTTGCCTCTCTGTTTTAAAGAGATGGTCGAAACCACCACGAGCTTCGATTGCGTCACCAACGTTTCGGTATGCTTCGATGTCGGACATGCCGCCTAAGCGACCAAGCATTCGATCCTGTTCAAGCTGATTGCTAATCACTTCATAAACACCACTAGCCATGTGGTCATTGATGAGGCGAAGTAGTTCAGGGTTGTCAGTCACTACACGCTTACTAGCAGCGTCCCATTTACCACCAACAACATCGAGAGTTCTTGAATAGGTATCTGAGTCCTTAATGTCCTCAATAACCTCATCGAGTGCTATCTCTCGTTCATCGACGGAGTGGTTCGTTGCTTTGTACTCTTTCTCTCTGGTCTCAGCGTCAAAATCTATGGGGTCAATCTGGCTGTCTTTCAACAACCGAGCAATGGCTCCCGGATCTTTCTTGTCGATATCAATCAAGAAGCTCAGCTTCTCTTCAGTGATATCGTGCTTCTCCAGAGTTTTTAACACTTTCAAATGGGGCTTCATTGAAGCCATCTTGCGGCTGTAGTTAGCCCCCATTTGCATTAATCGAACCGCGTCTTCTGCGGTATCGATCTTCATTGTTTTTCCGTTCGCTTTAAACGGTGCAGTTATCTGCTCTACGAAACTTCGGTGGGCTTCGGCGCTGTCTGTTTCGACTTCTTCTTCAGAAGTTTCTTCGTCAGATGCGTCGTCACTGCTGTCGCTGTCAACATCGACATCGTCAACATCACTATCGGAATCGCTATCATCGTCGCTTTCGTCATCATAAACGTCAGCTCCGCTGTCTGTTTCAGTTGAGTCATCATCGAATTCTTCCTCTTCGACTTCCTCATCTTCTTCTTCTTCAACAATCTCAGGCTCGCTGAGAACATTGGTATCCATGCTGGCAAACTCGTCGTCTGACATGCCTAAATACTGCTCTTCAGCCTCAGCCTCCACGGGAGTCATGTTTTCAGCGGAATCCATTACATGACCCCTTCAGTTCTGAGAACTTCTAATTCTTCCTCAGATTCTGCTAAGGCGTTCTTTGCCATGTTGGCTTCATTTTCCAACTTAGCGAAGTACTGTCTCAAAGCTCCAATACCGTCAATTGATTTCACAATTGCGGTTTGAACTTCTTCCCGCTGGCAACCTGGGTTAGATTTTGCGTTAACCATGTCAACTGCATAGTTACGAAAATAACCTTCGACGATAACGGCTTTAAAGTCTGGGTTCTTCCAGAGCTTCTCCAAACTATCGTCAAGCGCGATGGCTGCCTTGCAGTCTTCAATACTTACTTCAATTGCTTCTACTTCGTTCATGCTTTTCCCTCAGTGCTAGTGGTCATAGACGTAGGTAACAGG